TCTATCAATGATGCGACGAATGCTTCGATTTTGGTTGAACGTTTTTCGCGAACATTCCTCTCTAAAAATACCACTCTCAATCTTGAGGGTGATTTCGCGAAATACTGGTTCTCTCGACGTTCTCCCGCAATCTTCCAACGTGCCGAGGAGTTTTTTGGTGAAACCAGCCGCAGTGTAACCTTTTCCTCTTTCTTAAAAACGCAGGTCAAAGTCAAACCTGCTGCAGGTTTTGCAGCTGGCGTTAATTACGGGCAACAAATTGTTTCTCATGACCTTGGTTACGCACTTCGCATGGCTGCTTCCCAATCTATTGCATTCGCTCGTGCGGGCAAACTTCTCCGTGATGGTGTCATCTTTGACATTGGTTACTCGGATAACGAGCTCGCACGCAAATTACGTTCACTTGCGCCTGACTTTGAGAAACAGAACACTCAGATTGATCTCTCACGCCAAGATAGTTCGCACGATGCTGTGCAAGTGCTCTGTTTCGCATGGTTCCTGTCTATGGCCGGCGTCGATGATGAAACGATCAGTCTGTACGTTGCAATGCGCTCGAGATATGGTGTCAAGTCTCAAGAACCTCACCTGTTCCGTGGTGAAATCGCTTGGTCTTTGCCATCTGGCGATCCGTTCACTCTTTTGGCCAATTGCGTCATGACTGCTTTCTCAATTTTGGGAAGGTATAGTGAACGCGAGTTGTCAAAATGCGTTTATTTGCAGAAAGGCGATGACGCTCTCTTGAATTGCCGTCTCGAGCTTCTTCCTGAACCCTTGCGCTTGGCGCGCAATGTCAAATTCAAGGTGGCGTTTGACACATTGCCGTATCACGCAGGTCGGTTTTGGCTGGTCGATCACTTTGTGGCAGATCCAATTCGCGTCTTTTGTCGTCATTTCGCAAGATTGGCTGATCCAAATGTCACGGTATCGGAGCTCCATCAGTCATTTGTGTCACGCTCCGTGACCTTGTCGCATTCTGACGAACGCATTGTCTCCTGCGCGTTGCTTGCGATGTATGACGGCTGGTCGAATGAAGATGTCGATGTCGCGCTCCGCTGCCTCGTTTCGCTCACTAATTATGATTTCTTCTCGTCTACATGTCTTCACGTCACGAATCAGCGTCGAATCTACAATATGCCTCTCGATTGTGCGTTCCGTTTCGCGCGTGATGTTTTGAAACTTGATTCAAAGAATGCTAGGCTTTTCAGGACGCTGGGTCATGAGCAAATCGCCAAGATTCTGCGTGACAACAATTTTGTTGTCCACGTCGTTGGCGATTTTGCTGGGCAGATCATCGACCATCCTTGCGTCTTGTTGACAGAAACGCATATCATGCTTGTGTTGAATCTTGATGGTTCATTGCCTTATGAGTCCAGCAATGAGCTTAAGAGTTCAATCGTCAAATCATGCCTTCTACCACTCACTCAATCAGCGTCACTACCGGTAACTTCTGCGTCAAAGTCATCGGCACGGATATTGACGCCCTGTCTGACGACATCGCCAGATATGGGTCGGTTGTTATCAAATCGGTCAAAGCGCGCGGAGTTGTCCTTCCGTCAACGCGAACGATCGTCGTCGTGGGTTGCTGGCCGCAAAATCTCTCCGGCGATGAGGACTTTGACTCGGCCTTCGGCCTCGCCTACGGGCGATTTGCCGTTGGCAATCAAGACGGCCCAACCACCTTCGAGTTCAATATTGACCTCACAGGACTCATTACTGACATGCATGACTACGGGCGATACGCAAAACCCATGGCTTTCTATGCATACCACAACCGCGACGTCGCGGGCAACACCACGCTCGCGAATATCGTCTTCGACATCGAATACGACGTCTCGGGGGTCGGGCGCAATGTTGCGCTCACCTAATTTCTTTGGTGTTCTTGACTTCGG